TTTCTCGATAAAGATCCTGGTAGTTAATTAATTTCGAGAAACTCTTTTAAGGGTATGTTCGTAGGTCTAATCCATATAACCCTACACTTCTTATTGAACCTAATGTACATCTAAATCCCCTAAGTCACCAAAAGCTGCTGTATTGTTGAGATGATCCATCTCTTTGGCATAGTGTCCTGCTATTGGTAGTGCCAATTTTTAATCCAGAGTAGCTTGAAGCACAGCTGCTTTCTTAGGGTCTGCCAGCTTGACTTTCTCCATAAAGTCTGACAGTTTGACCAAATCCATGTTAATGTGTTTATTTCCCAATCGATCTAACATGTGGTCTACGTATTCGAGTCCTGCTCCTGAACAATACAGTGAGCAACTCAAGGCCATGTGTAAATCGTCCCAAGATGTGTTATCGGTATCTGAGTACATTTGTTGAATACCGATCCTGGGGGCCTGACGATGAAGGTAGGCATATGAAGCTGTAATATTCCCTACCTTAGATAAAAAGTCAACGTTTCTCCCTAACCTATTGACTTTTCTTGTGCTCTGTCCCAATCCGTGGAATCCATACTTTTAAGCACAAAATAATTATTCGACTCCGTTGTCGATTAAAGGTAAATCATCTTCTTGCACCACTGCAAAGAAGTCATCTCCACCTACAAACATGCTATATCTTGATGGAGGAATCCCTTTGATATGAAAGAGATACTACCAGTACAAACTAACTCTCAATGTATTCCCGAATGTTGTTCTGGTAGGATGGCCCGACGTTACGGTACCATATAATTTGGCTTGAAATAGTTTCCGCCGCTGTTTACCTATGTTCACGTAATAATTTAACGTAGTATCTAGACAAGTGATAGCTTCTAACACCTCCTCATATAATCCAGTTGGCAAGTCTAACATTGGATATATGTCAGGCAGGAATTCCCTGATGAGGTAGTTGTCTACGCAGTCAATGAGTTCTGCGTGTTAATTGGAGTCATGCGAGGAAAAATCTGAGGAAATGCACGTGATATTCCCTTCTTCTTCTACTCGTCTTGCTTCTGAGTATATTCTTTCCTAAAGTTACTCATGTGGGAGATAACTTGCATAGCTTGGAAATGCCTTTTTCAAACAAGCTAGAAGTATGAAATTGACGTGGTTGCAAACCCCCAATAATTCGGCGCTGGGGTTGCAT